AGATGTTCGCGAGCTGGGTGCAAGCCTTAGAGGGCTTCAGGACATTATTTCGCCGCTTGATGCTGATTTTGAGCAGGTAAATCAGGCGATCGACAAGCAATCGCGATTGATTGATCGTGAACTACAGAAGCGGGAAAGGCAGCGCAACCGTAGGCGCATGTCACCAATGCAGATGACACAGGCTGCTGGTGCTGTTCTTTCGGGTGGTATTTTTGGTGGCCCTGAGGGTTTCTTGGGTGGTGCGATTGGTGCCATTGGTGGTGTTGGCGGTGCATTTGCTGGCGCAGCAATTGGTGCGCAGGTTGGTGGAATCAGGCGGACGCTTGGTGAGTATGCGGATTATGCCGCAGAAATCAAAAGGCTAGAAATTGCGCTGAAAGGCATTACTGAAGTGCAGGATGATGCGGTAGCAAGTCAAGCAAACTACTCAAGGGCTGTAGCTGCAGCGGCCGATGTCACTAAAGATTTAAATGTTCCACAGGAAGTTGCGATTCGTGGCATTACGCGGTTGACTGCTGCAGTCAAAGGCGCTGGCGGTGGCGTTGCTGATGCAGAGCTTGCGTTTAAAAATATCACTTCTGCGATTACGGCTACTGGTGGTGGCGCAGAGCAAGTTCAAGGTGCTGTAACTGCTTTGGTGCAGATCTTCAGTAAAGGCAAGGTATCTGCTGAAGAAATTAACCAGATCGCTGAACGCTTGCCTGGTACGTTCAACAAAATCGCGGAAGCGTCTGGTCGTACGGGACCAGAGTTAACGAAAGCATTGCAAAAGGGCGAGGTGGGTCTGAATGACCTGATGAAGTTCCTTGTTCAGCTAGGAGGAGAGTACGGAGAACTTGCAGAAAAAATTGCTGGCTCTTCAGAAGGAGCAGGTCAAAGACTCCAGGTCGCATATAACAATATGCGCATCGAGGTTGGCAATGCGTTGCGACCTATTGGCGCCGAGTTTCAGGATGCGTTTACTGAGTTTATTGAAGACATAACTCCAAGTCTCATAGGCGCCGCGAAGTCCGTGGGTGAGGGCTTGAGACTCATTATTCAAAACAAGGACGCTATAGCTGTTGCGGCATCTCTTGCTCTCAAGGTGGCTGCGGTCAACATCGCGTTAAAAGCGTTTGCCGCTCTTAATGGGCCAATTTCCACCATGTTTGTTTTATTGAAGAGTGGCTTCAAAGCGTCTTCGCAACAGGCTGCTCTTGCACAAGGTAAGTTGATTGCGTTTGGCACAACTGTCAAAGCACTAGCCGCATCTTTGGCTGCGCCGTTAGTTATTACCTTCGCTGTGGTTGGAGCGGAAATGGTTATTTCTTATTTCAATAGAATCAAGAAAGCCAGAGCTGACCTAGAGGCAACAGCTCAAAAACCCCAAGGCGAAGTGTTCTTTAGGTCTATTGGGGGAACAGCCGCAACAAAAGAAACCTTGCAAAGAAATATAAATGATATAACAAAAAATCTTGACATACTTAGAGGTCGAGTCAAGTCTACGAAGGATGAGATTGCCAGTTACAATCGAACAGTTGACTCCCTTGATTCGAGCGAGCGTGCCCTTGGCGGCGCTGCCCCTCCTTCGCAAACTGCAGTCCCGGAAGATTTGACGACTCGACTGCAGGCAGACGAAGCAGAGATAAAAAGACTTGTATTGAATTACAGAACGCTCGTAGATAAGTATCTTGACGCCCCTGACAAGCCTGCCTTAACAGTATTTGAAAAACCCGACGCCACAGGCGGCGGCACAGGCGGTGGCGCAGGCGACAAAGGCCCGAAATCTCAATTAGAGCAATTAAAGGCTCAATATGAGTCAATAATGCGCAGCAGCAAGGGCGTTCTTGAAATTGAAAAGATGCGCCAACAGCAAGCACTACAGCTTGCTAGGGCTACCGCTGATAACAATCAAAAACTAATTACAACAACAAATCTTAATAATATTAGTCTTGATTTTGCAGAGCAGCAGCTTCAGCTAGAGAATAAACTCCTTGACGATCTTGATAACGCAGCAGCCCTTGAAATCAAAGCAGACAGGCTCCAAGCTGAGAAAAATGCTCAGCTTGAATATGAGATTAAACTTAGTCAGCTTTTAGAAAAATCGAAAGGCGCTATCGCCCTTGAAGAGCAACGCGCTGCTATCGCTGCAGAGGAAAGGCAAAAAGCACTGGCCGATCAAGTATTCAGTCTTCGCGATCAGCTTGGTCTGGTGACTGATGATGAGCGCATCGATCGTTATCGAGCGCAGTTAGAGCAGCAATACGGCGCAGATGATCCTCGTGCTGCTGAGGCCACGGATCTTTTCCGTCAAACCGTTGCGCCAACTTTTGCGGAAGGGTTAGGCCAGAAGATTCGCGAGCTGAAGGAAGACCTGGAGGGGCTAGTTAATCCAATCAATCAAATTACATTTGCAGCTAATACTATTGGCACTGCATTTAGCCAATCTTTTGGCGAGGTCATTACTGGTTCTAAATCAATCAAAGAAGCACTGTCAGATGCGTTTGCAAGTATTGGCAAAGCGTTCATTGATATGGCAACGCGAATTATTGCGAAGCAGCTTGTGTTGATTACTTTGGGCACGATCATGAAGGCTCTGGGGATTGCCGCTGGCGCTGGCTCTGGCGCGAACCCCAACAGTGCAAACGTTGGCTCTGTTTTAGATAGCGGCGGCTTTACAACAGGCAATATGGCTGATCAAGCCGCTGCAGGAACTTTCGCTTTTGGCCGCGCCAACGGCGGCCCGGTCAACGCAAACCAGCCTTACATCGTCGGCGAACGCGGGCCTGAGTTGTTCATCCCATTCCAGCAGGGCAACATTACATCCAACGAAGAGCTGAAAGCGCAGATGCGTGAAACCAGCTCTGCACCGATGGCCTATACAGACCGACTGCGTGAAACCAGCTCTGCATCGATGGCCTATACAGACCGACTGCGTGAAACCCGGGAAGTCATGCTGCCGTTCACGCGCAGCGCCGAGCAAGCATCGATGGTGGCAGCCGAGCGCGAAACGGCACAAGCCATCAGCAACCCTGGCCCGATCGATGTTCGGTACGAGTCAACCGTGGTCAACGGCGTCGAGTACGTCACTGCTGAGCAGCATCAAGCTGGCATGGCACAAGCTGCAGAACGTGGTCGTGCATTAACTCTGCAAGCCCTGCAAAATAGCGTTAAATCCCGTCGTAAAATCGGATTATGAGCGCATACGCTTTTGTTAATTATGTGCGTTTTCGGGAGCTTAATGGCACCTATACAAGCTATGCTTTTCAAAATTTCAGCGTAAATCAAACAAGAACATATGATGGCATAAGCCATTTATTTGCTCCTTTCGCCTTGGCCACAGGTGGTGGCGAAAAAGGCGGTGATCGAAGCTCTAACGTACTTGTAACAGGTTCTTCAACACAAGTCGGCTCAACCATCATTTTAAATTTATTTCGACAAGCAGTTGAAGACCGTTGGCTTCTTGAGGTCAAAACGGTGTCACTCAATATTTCATCTTTTGCAGATGACACCTTGCTTTCCACTGAGACTTGGCGCATTGCTGCTTACGATTTAGACGACACTTCTATTCAATTGCGTTTGTCGTCGCCATTAGATGCAGCCAAAGCACAAGTGCCAGGCAGGCGTTTGTCACAGCGACTTGTTGGTGCTTTGCCCGTCACTGCATCTATTTCAACAAGCTAATGAAGCATTGGCATCAATACATTGGTTTGCCGCATATTTTCAAAGCAGATCCAGAGAATGGGCAAGGTGCTGATTGCTTGATCATGACTTGGAACGTTCTGGCGCATAACAACATTTCTCATCCAGCTCTAGATCCTGAATGGCTGGATTTGGCAGAACGCGGAGAATGGGAAAAATTGAAAGCACTATGGCTTGAAATTACCAAGCCCTGTAATCCGCAAGAATATGCAATCACTTTGTTTGAAGAGCCGACCCATCTAGGCTTAGGTATCATTGTTGATAACGGCTTGCTGTTTGCCCACCACATCAAAGGTGTCAAATGGTTGCCGCTCAGGCGTATTATTAACTTGGAATACAGGACATTTCGATGAGCATGTTGCCCTCTGACCGCTATCTTGCAAGCCTTCTCGGCTTGACGGAAGAGCAGTTCGCTTATTTTCAGGCAGAAGCACGGGAAAACGCAAAAAAATATCCTACTGATGGTCCTACAGCTGGGCCTGAAACCGCAACAATCATTGCAATTGTTCAGCTTGTTGTTGGTGTCGGACTTCTTGTCGCTTCAGCCCTATTAAAACCTTCTATCCCACAACGCCGACAACCAGGGCAACCTCAAACGTCGGAAGAAATCGATGATCCGATTCAAACCAATACTAACTTTGCACCACGTTATGGATTCGACAGTATTCAACGAGTCACGAAAATTGGCAGTGCAATTCCGTTGGTCTATACACAACGAACAATTGGTTCTAACAAGATTGGTGGCGTAAGAATCAACATGCCAATGATTTGGAGCCAAATGCTTTCTTTTGGCACAAGTCAAATGCTTCGCGGTGTATTTTTATTGAGCGAAAGCGACATTGGTGCGGTTGATAATGACCTTTGGGCTATTGGATCAACATTGTTGACGGGTTATAAATTTGAAAGTAATTCTGCAACAGAAGCTGCAGCAAGAGCAACTATTTATTTGAGTAAAGATGGAGGCTACATTCTTGAAAGTGATCGCGTTTTTGGTCGTTCTGCTGTCAATGATCGCAAGGCAAATGGTGGTGGATCATCTTCTACAAATAGCACTACTTTTGTTTTTAGGGTCAAACGTGACGGAGCAGAAAGGACTGATTTTTGCGCAGCCCATAAATTATCTTCGCAAAATACATTTGGTGTTTATGCGCCAATTGGCAATGATTTGATGTATAAGGTCAATCCAATTATTCAACCAGGCGTTAGATCTCAGTATCAACCAGGAGCAAATGACGAACGCATGAGGGTTGAGTGCCCAGTTGACGCAGCAAAAATGAATACAAGAGATCAATATAGAGCTAATTTTTCTACTTTTAGCGGACTTACAGAAGTAAACGGTGGTAGTCCTGTTTTGCCGGGAGATGACAATCTTGCAGTTGGCGACAACGTTACATATTTGTTGTCTTCTACGAGCGACACTGCGCAAGTTTTTACTGCTTATGGCACTTCTGATGATGACGCGGAATGCAAAAATTTAGCTTCTACTGTTGCATCAAAACAACGCAATTGGGATTCAAATTTAATTATTGGCGAGGTTTACAAAATTGGTAGCGCACTTGGTGTTTGCACGGCTCGCACTGCAAATGCAATTTTTAATTCAAGTGCTGATACAGGAACAGCTGAATCAATTGAGGCTACGTTTGAAATTGTTAAAGCTGGTACTGCATTGATTTCAACAGCTGCACATTTGAATAATCAAGGCGGTGACGCTGGTGTGCGCCGAGTTGGAACAAATAGTGGGCATTTGTTGCGTTATGCAGCTTCTTATGTGACAAATACAAGAGCCTGTCGCGCAACTGAGTTTGGTTTTGAATCAGTCGTTGGTATTAGATTTAATGGTCTTTGCAATTTTAGAGACACAAAAACCTATAAGTATGCAGACGAATCTTATTGCCAAGCATTTGAAAATGCAGAGGCCGAGGAAATTGAAAGCTCACTTTACCAAAGCGGTACAGTTACAGCATCAGAAGAGCGGTACTCATTTTTTGAAATAAGCTATAGACAGGCCGGAGCATCTACTTATACAAAAGTTGCTCATCGTTTTGGCGTCAAGAGCGAACAACAGCAAGTAATTTTTAATTTTATTAGGCTTGAATTTGGGCAAACGCAAGAAAGAGAATTCAAGATTGAACCGTTAAGTGGATATGAGGTGAGGTTTAACAAAGATGGAACGGGTACTTTTTCCGGCAATTATTATGTACTTGATGCAGCTTTGAGTGAGCTAAGCATTGCAGTTAGCGGTACAACTGTTGTGTTCAATGGAAAACAAATTACGAACAATAGCACAACTTTTGGTTCTCAATTTAGCCAAGCCGGTGCAGTTACTTTAAACAATTCTTATAATTTTAATCCTGCAACTGGACAGTCAGACGTTACTTATAACGGCCTTGTAGAAGTTGACGGAACAGATCAATACATTGATTCGTATTTAAAATTGGCTGAACAGTTTATTTATGATCAAATCTCTTGCACCGCTGAGGGCTCTCCTGAGCACAAAATTGCTTATATCAACGAAATTTCTGTCAATGGAAATGACAGCAGCACTTTTGTTCCAACGTATGAGGATCTTGCGACTGCAGGCATAAATATTCGTTCTTCGCAGGAATGGCGTCAATTCCCGCAATTCAGCGCGTATGTAACAAGCGGAATACAAGCCCGCAGGCTTTTGAATTCGCTTTCTGTGGGGAACGTTTTCTTGATGCCAGACGTTGCATTAGATCTTTTGACGAATGATCGTTATGGCATGGGTAAATATATTGTTGATGAAATGATTGACCTTGCGTCATTTGAAGAAGCAGCTCAATGGTGCAGTGACAGGGCTTATTACTTCAACGGAGCAATAGCTGAACAGACAAATTTGCGTCAATACATTGCCGATATTGCGGCCAGCTACTTGCTGTATTTTGCGGAAATAAACGGTCAATATGTTTTGAAACCATTGCTGCCTGTAAGTGGAAGTAGTTTTGTTGCTGCTGACATCAAAGGTCTGTTCACTGCTGGAAACATAATTGAAGGCAGCTATAAAATGTCATACCTTGACCCAGAAGATCGTGAGCCTATTCAAATTTCAGTGACTTACCGAGAAGAGCGGAATTTTGATGATGCCAATAACAACGGTGGTTTTCCTGTTAATCGGGAAGTCTTAGTAAAAGAAAGCTCAGCTTCATACGCTCCTTTGACAACAGAAACATTAGATATGTCTGGATATTGCACGACAAGGGAGCACGCAATTGATGCTGCCAAATTTTTAATTCGCATGAAACGAATTCCAGAGCATATAATTCAATTTACAACCACCTATGAGGCTTTTGTTGCAAGTTTTGGCCCTGGTGATTACATCAAGGTTGCCATGGATACGAATGTATATGATGAATTTAACAATGGCGTTGTGACCGATAGTGGCGCTTTGGTTTCCACTAAAGCGTATGCTGATGGCACACACAGTGTGTACGCATGGGATCCCAACTCAGGCGTTGACCCAGCAGCCGCTACTTTGACGGTATCAAATGGAGGTAAAACGGCAACTCCGACTGGCATCGTGTTTACCGAGATTATTTCAAGCCAAGCTGGGAGCACTTATCAGGTCGAACGCATTGTGCCTGGTGAGAATGGTACGTTTAAAATAGATGCGGTGCACATGCCTGTAAACAGCTCTGGCGTTCCGTTAGTGGCTGACGGTTTTGACACTGCTTCAAATTGGACAATTGTTTGAACCATGACAACAGCATTTCCGCCAATTGAACCAACAAGTAGAAGGTTCAATGTGTTTAAATTTCCGACTACAGCCCAAAAATCACAATCGGGAGTAACTACTCGAAGACTATGGGCAAGTCGTCCTAGCAATGCAACGCTAGATTTGCAATTTGAAAATATTAGCGATACTGACACTTCTGCGATTTTGGCTGCATATAACCAAGCAAAAGGACCAGTTGACGACCTTAGCTTGCCTACGGCTTTGTTCAACGGCGCAGATTCAACGCTCACAACTTATTTGGACACCAGCGTTACAGGTGCTGGATTGATCTGGTCGTTTGCCGAAGATTCACCGCCAACAGTTCAAAGCATTGCTCCTAACCGATCGACAGTTAATGTCAAACTTGCCGCAGAGCTTAGAATGAGTTGAAAAGGGTTATCCAATGGCTGTCAAGACAGGCGCTACCGCCGAACTCAGGCTTGATGGTACGGCTATCGCCAAGGTGCGCGACGTATCCATCACGTTTGCTAGAGATGCGCTCGAAACAACCGGCATTGGGCAGAGC